GGAGCGAACCTTCGGCACCGGCCGCAACTGGATCGCGCACTGTCTCGCCTTGATGTTCCCGAGGAACGCGGTGGAGGACTTGCCGCTGAAGCGGTTGCTGGAAGGCAAGCACAACTCGGAAATCGAAGCGGCCATTCTCGGAGTCGTGGACGAAGTTCACGAAGGTGGCCGCGACCAGTGGGAAAAGGAACAGGAGTTGCGATCCTTCCTGACGGCCAAGACTCGCATGATCAACCCAAAGTTCATGAAGCCTTATCCGGTGAAGAACTTCTTGCGAGTGCTGATGTTCTCGAATCACCTGGACGCGCTCCCCATTCCCGAGGACGACCGAAGGCACTTCGTCGCGCGATGCTCGACGGTGCCGCAATCGAGGGAGTATTACGATGCGCTTTATGGCGCGCTCGCCGATCGAAGGAACTTGCGCAGCTTTTATGAAGCGCTGATGCGCGTCGACATCGAAGGATTCGACATCGCCGGCCGTGCGCCGGAAAGTGAGATGAAAAAGAAGATGGTCAGGGAAGCACGCGGCGACGAGGAAACAGAACTGCGGCGTATCATCGCTGAATGGCCTTCCGAAGTGATGCGCTCAGCAACATTGCGCTCCATGCTGCAAAAGTTCCGCGACAACGACCTCATGTTCGGTGAGGAGCGTCACAAGTCTGACCAATTGAGCACTGGCCTTTTGCGAAGACTTTATCGAGTGTGCGGCGTGAAACCGCTCGGGCAAATCCGCATGACGATCGCCGATCAACAAAAGATGAAGCGCACTGAATGGTTCAGAGTTGTGGCTATTCGCAACGCTGAACGGTGGGAGAAGTTGGGTGAGAATGAGATTCGTGGAGAGATCGAGCGCGGTGAGGCGATCCACGAAGGACGTTCGCTGAGCGATGTTGGGGTGCAGCCGCAGTGAGGTTTCGGTCAGCCGCGGCCGGAGTCGGATGCGACTCCGGTAAGCGACTCTTGGTGTCGGATAAAGCGACACGCAGCTCGTGTCGGGTGTCGGATGCCGCCTGTGGAGAGTTTTATCCGACGCTGAAATTTCCTTTGTTGAACATGGACTTTGTCTCTAGAGTCTCTAGTGTCGCTTCTCCCTTAGGAATAAAGGGAAGGGTATATAAAGGGGGAAAAGGGGTCTTATCTTTTATAGGGGAGAGAGTAGGGAATTCGACACGCTAGCGACTTCTCCGACTCCGACCGCACGGCGCGGCGGTTATGAGCGTCATAACTTCCCCAGAACATTTCCATCAAAGTTGATAGCGTTTTGAAGATAATGCTGAGACCCCTTTCCAACACGACACGAATGGACCGATACTCGCGCGCGTTACACGCGGCTTCCCGCGATGGATGGGAAGGAATCAGTTGGCGGTCACCACCAAGCGTCGAGCAGGCAACGTCTCCACATCGCGGCTTCCGCGCTTCGTGTCCCCGTCGACGTCGCTGCTCCTCGCCAACAACGTGCAACAGCCGCGACTCACGACGCTGCAGTCTGACAACGAAAGCCAACGCATGCGTGGTTGGGAGTTGCAGAAGCTCCGAGCCAAGATGTTCAAGGCCGACCCGTTGTGTGCGCACTGTCGCGCTGCGGGTCGCACGCGGAAGTGGGATGAGTTGGACCACATCGTGCCGTTGCGTGAAGGCGGAACCAACGACGAATCCAATTTGCAGGGCTTGTGCTACGAGTGCCACGCCATCAAGAGCGCAGCAGAGTCGCGGAGAGCCAACAGCGCAAATCTCATTTCGCAGAACGACCCCCGGGGGGGACAGAAATTTTTGGGAATGGTCGCGCAGCAAAACGCCCCCCCCCTCCTTTATACGTCAAAAAGCCGCCCTTTTGAAGAAAATGTTGAGCATATCGGCGCTGGCGGTTCTGAGAAATGAAAGCCGGCATCAACGGGGAATTGCGCAAAGCGACCGCGGTTGGGCGGCGGCAGATCATCAACTGGGTTGTTGAGGGCCTGACCAGAAAAGAAATTGCTGGCAGGCTGAATGTTTCCGTCGCAGAATTGCGAAAGCACTATGGCCCGGAGCTCGCCGGCTCGAAGAGCGGGAAAGTTGATCCGAAGGCTGCAGCGCAGGATGCGCCCCGCGCGATGGTGCGAGGCAAGTTCACCGCGTATACGTTCGGCGATGAGTTCCCGGCCAACTCTCCATTCTCATTTCAGGATCTGTCGCGCGTAGCGTTGCAGATTTCCTGGTTCGATACAGCTGGCGTTCCGCATGACGCGCGTTACCGCCCCATCTTCGGCAAACGCGAAAGCGAAATTGCCATGGGTCGCAAAGGGTTCATCGGGACTGAATGGGAAGTGCGCACGACAGTCTCCGGAGTGCTCCGCAGTACGCGGCCGGAGGATTGGGACTGTTCACTCCCAGATTGGGAAAAGCATTTCATGGCTGGCGGATCACTGATCCCCAAGCGCATCAAGAATGCTTTGAACAAAGAGCTAGCGTTGAAGGCCGTGGAAGCATTCAACAAGTTGCGCCTCTCCGACGTGCCGGGGCAGCCGACCATGGCGGAAGCCGGCGGCGATTGGTTCCGGGAGATCGTGGAAGTGGTGATCGGTTCATATGATCCGGTTACCAAATCTCGCAAGATCAAGGAACTGTTCCTGCTGATCCCCAAGAAGAACATGAAGACGACGGGCGGCGCGTTGATCATGTTGCTTCTGCTCATTTATAATGAGCGGCCGAACGGCTTGGGAGTTATGTGCGCTCCGGTACACGAGGTTGCCGAAGTCGCGTTCAAGGCGATTGCGGGGGCGATTGAGTTGGACCCCGTTCTCTCTCGCGTGTTCGATGTGCGCGAGCATTGGAAACTGGTCATCGATCGGCGCAATGACGCTGAGCTGAAGGTGATGACGTTCGACCCGGCCACATTGACAGGGCAGAAGATCACCTTCGCCGCGTTGGTGGACGAGGTGCACGTGATTGCGAAGAATCCGAAGGCCGCTTCGGCACTCCGTCAGATCCGTGGCAACATGTTTCCGTTCCCCGAAGCGATTTTGATCTTCATCACCACGCAATCCGAGGAATCGCCGCAGGGGGTTTTCGAAACCGAGCTCACCGCAGCGCGCAACATCCGCGACGGCAAGCGCAAGGACGCAAAGCTGCTGCCGATTCTCTATGAATTCCCGGAGAGCATCCAAAAGAGCCCAGATCAAAAGTGGCGCGATCCGAAGCTCTGGAGCCTCGTTACGCCGAACATGAATCGTTCCATCGCGCTGGACGTTCTGGTGTCCGCGCATGCCGATGCCGAGAGCAAGGGCGAGGCGGAACTGCGCGCGTGGGCTTCGCAACACTTGAACATCCAGATTGGCCTTGCGTTGCGTTCCAATGCTTGGGTTGGTGCAGACGCCTGGACCAAAGGCGACATCGACAGTTCAATTTGCCTCGAAACTATTCTCGAACGCTGCGAGGTGATCGAGATCGGCATCGACGGCGGCGGATTGAATGACTTGTTGGCCATCAACGTTTCTGGCCGGCTCAAGGAAGATGTGCGTTGGGTAACTTGGGGCAAAGCGTGGGCGCATCCAGTTGTGCTGGAGCGGAACTCCGCCAGTCGCGTACAGCTGGAGGACCTGATCAAGGCCGGCGATCTGGAATTGGTGGAAACTCCAGGATTGGACATGGATCGTCTCATCGCGATTGTGGAAGCCTGTCACAAATCCGGACTGATGGACAAGGTCGGGCTCGACCCTTACGGGGTGAGCGACATCGTTGATCAGATTCTCGGCATCGAGGGTTTCAAGAAGGAAGACATCGTTGGCATATCGCAAGGCTGGCGACTTTCTGGCGTCATCGCGACCGTGGAGCGCGCGATCGCATCGCGCAAGCTGATTCACGGCAACCAGAAGTTGCTGAACTGGTGCGTGAGCAACGCGCAGGTTGAAGCCCGCGGCAACGCCCAGTTGATTACGAAGGCCGCCAGCGGCTCGGCCAAGATCGATGCGCTGATGGCGATGTTGGATGCAATTTCCCTGCTCGCTGCAAATCCCCCGGCAAAGACGAAGCGATTTCAAATGTTTGTCCTCGGCGGGAGACCGAAGGTGCAAAGTCCACAAAGGAGTGCTGCATGAAGAGGTTTTTCTTTTTTTGTATGGCGTTGCTGCTCGGCGTTTCAGCCGTTCGGGCTGCGGATTGCTCCGCGAATTTGACGTGGACCGCTCCAACGCAGAACACGGACGGCAGCGCGCTCGCGAAGTGCGCTACGCAAACTTCCACGCCGACTCCGGCTTGTTTGCGTGGGTACAATGTGTATCACGGGACCACTGCAGGATCGTTGACGACGAAGGTGCAGATCAACGATCGCAATGCCGTCAGTTACACCGTGGTTGTTCCGAACTGCTCCAGCCACACACACTACTACGCCATCAGCGCTTATGACAGCGCGGGCGCAGAGTCCGCTTTGTCTGCAGTTGGCAGCAAGACTTTCACCATTGCCACTATCCCCAACGCACCCGGCAACTTCACCGTTCAACCCGACGCGCCGGGAGCAGCGTCTGGAACGGCATATCGCATGCGACAGTCCGTTGACAATTATGACTTTGTCGCGCTTGGCACGGTTCCGGTCGGAACGAGCTGCGACGCGGCGCACGCAACAGCAGACGGTTATGCCCTGGTTCCGAGATCCAAAGTTCGGCTCTCTGCCAGCCTGGACACTTTGCCTTTGCTGGTGTTCGCAAAATGCTCGCCGGGCTGAGGCGGAAGATCGCGTTAGCAATTAGCCCTCAACTCATTCAGGAGATCAATTCAATGCTTGCCGAAATTTCTAATCTGAAGGCTGAAGTTGCCGCGCTGACCGACGAGGTCGCCGCCAGCAATGCCAACAGCAACGCTCTCAAGTCGAAGCTCAACGCCGCGCTTTCGCGTATTTCGGACCTGGAAGCGCAGCTGGGAACTGCCAATGCCGCCGCGTTGACGCCGGAAGACTCTGCCGCGCTGGCCGCAGCCGCTGCAGCTGTGCACGCCGCACGTCAGTCGCTCGCCGACAATACAGCGCAGAACAGTCCTGGAAACTGAAGTCATGCGCAGTCACAATCGATTCCTCTTCTCTGCGTTGCTTTGCGGGATTTCCGCATTGGCATTTGCCACGGGGACGCATCAGGCCCCGCCAGCAAAGCCCTCTGCGCCCGCCGCAACTTCGGAGTCCAAGTCTGTTGCTGATTCCAAATCGACTTCGAAGGCAAACTCTGCAGCAAAGGCGCAGTCGAGCTCTCTCGCTCAGTCCAACAACAGCAACGACAACTCCAATCACAGCGCGAATTCGAATGCGAACGACTCCAGTGCTGTGGTCAGCAGTGAATTTGAAGATCGATTGCAAGCTCCGGCGGTCAGCGCTCCACCCGTTTATGCTTCGGGGCCATGTGCGTACGGGTGGAGCGCTGGCTTAGCCGTTCCTGGCGGCGGATTGAGCGGGGGGAAGTCTAAGCCGGATGTCTCTTGCGATCGTCGCGAGCTGGTACGCGTTTTGACTCCGCTGAATCCGTGGCTCGCGTTGAAGGTGGCGTGCGAGGATCCATTGATTGTTGACATGCGATTGCGCAATCTGGCATCGGCGGAAGATTGCAAGTATGTTCCTCCTGCCGCAGCGAAGGTCGACAAGACTATTTCTCCGCAGAACAACTTGCAGATCGTCACCAAGGAAGAGGCTCAGTCCATGGTGGACAAAGCCTTCAAGCAATCCACCAAGAAGTGAGGAGCGAGATCATGCAGGTCCAAAAGCAAGTCGCCCGTGCCTACTCTTTCATCGAGGTGAAAGCGTTCGACGATGACACTCGTGAACTGGAGGGCACCGCTTCCACTCCGACTCCTGACCGTTATCAGGACATCGTGGAGCCGAAAGGCGCGAATTACAAGCTGCCGATTCCGTTGCTGTGGCAACACGACTCGTGGTCGCCGGTCGGCAACGTGATCAAGGCGAAGGCCACCAATGCAGGCATTGATGTTGTCATGCGGCTCGCCAAGACCGATGAGCCCGGGACGTTGAAGGATCGTCTCGACGAGGCATGGCAGTCCGTCAAGCTCAAGCTGGTACGCGGCCTGAGCATCGGTTTCACCGCCAGCGAGTATTCCTACATTCAGGACACCGGCGGAATCCATTTTCATTCTTGGGACTGGCTGGAGCTTTCGCTGGTGACCATTCCGGCGAACGCCGAAGCCATGCTCAAGAATTTTAAGTCTGTGGACGAGCGTGTCGCTCTCATCAAGCGCTACGATCGCGAACAACGGGCCGCGTCAGGCCAATCTATCAAGGGCGGTGTTTCCTTGATTTCTCCCCGCGCTCGGGGTGCTGATGGATCGATCAAGCTCATTTCGAGGAGATACTGACCATGAAGACGATTGCTGACCAGATCAAGGATCTGGAAGCCACTCGCGCCGCCAAGGTGGCTGCGCAGGGCACTGTGCTGCAGAAGGCGAGCGCCGAAGGCCGCTCGACCAATGAAGCGGAGGCGCAGGAGTTCGACGACCTGCAGTCCGAAATCGAACAAATCGACAAGGACCTGGCGCGCTACCGCAAGGCCGAGCAGAATCAGCTCGCCGCCGCCAAGGCCGTGAATCCGTCCGATGCACGCGACGCTGCGCTGTCGAGCCGTTCGCGCAATTCCAGCATCCAGATCGTGGAGCCCAAGCTGGACAAGGGCATCGGCTTCGCGCGTCTCGTCGGTTGCTTCGCTGCGTCCAAGGGTGTGTCGATGCAGGCGTTGCAGATCGCCAAGCATCGCTTCCCCAACGACGAGAAGCTGCACTCCGCGCTTTCCGTGCTGGGCAGCATCAACGGCGAACAGCTGGTGAAGGCGACTGCGGATATCGGCACCACGACCGACTCCGACTTCGCCGCACCACTGGTCAATTATTCGGTGCTCGCCAGCGAATTCATCGAGTATCTCCGTCCCCAGACCGTGATCGGCCGCATCCCCGGCCTGCGCAATGTGCCGTTCAACGTGCGCGTGCCGCGCCAGACCGGCGGCGCGACTGCCCAGTGGGTTGGCGAAGGTGCTCCGAAGCCCGTCGGCCAGCAGGCATTCGACTACGTGTCGCTCGGCTACACGAAGCTCGCCATCATTTCTGCCATCACGCAGGAACTGGCTCGCTTCTCGCAGCCCAATGCGGATACGCTGATCCGCAATGACCTGGCCGCAGCCGTCGTTCAGCAGATGGACGCGGACTTCCTGGAACCCACCAATGCGGGCACCGCGAACGTGAAGCCGGCTTCGATCACCAACGGTATCGTTGCGATCGAATCCACCGGCAGCTCGGAAGCGGCAATCCGTGCGGATGTGAAGGCGCTGTTCAATGCCTTCATTGCCGCGAACGTGGATCCGACTGGGCTGGTGTGGCTCATGCCGACTTCGGTGGCGCTCGCGCTGTCGCTGGCGGTCAACGCGCTGGGCCAGCCGGCCTTCCCGGGCATCACCATGAACGGCGGCACCTTCTTCGGTCTGCCGGTGGTGACTGCTCAGTCGGCCGGGTTCGTGTCTGACATGTCGCCGACGGAGACGATGGTGGTACTGGTGAAGGCCAGCGACATCCTCATCGCGGATGACGGCCAGGTGACCATCGACACTTCGTCGGAAGCTTCGGTGCAGATGGACACCGCGCCGACGAATCCGGTGGTGGCCGCGACCGTGCTGATCAGCGCGTTCCAGCAGAACCTGCTCTTCATCCGTGCGGAGCGGTTCGTCAACTGGGTGCGTGCGCGTTCCGCGGCCGTCGCGGTGCTGGGCAACGTGAAGTGGGCTTCGTAAGTTCCGTTCGGAACTGAGTGAAGTGAAGAAGACGAGGAGCGCTGGATTTCTGGCGCTCCTCTTTCGAGGAGAAAGTCGATGGCCAAGCAGAACAAGATGATCGCGCTGAGACCCTTCCCTTTCCGCGGTGAGACGCTGCAGGTGAATGAGGAGTTTGAGCCCGATGATGAAAAGCAGGCCAATCTCCTGCGCACGATCGGACATGCGAAGGACAAGCCTCGCGGGTCTCGTGCGCAACCGCAGCGCAGCTACGCCACTCGCGTGGTGCAGCCGGAAACCAGCGCGGTGATGACGGCTTCTCCGGAAGCCTAGTCCCGTGTCACAAGAAATCATCAAGCTCTCGCTCCGCGATCGGCTGCGAGGGGTTGTCGCTATCACGCGCAAGGCTTGGGGTTCGCTTTCCAGCGGCGGGTGGGTTTCGTTGATACGCGAACCCTATACAGGCGCGTGGCAGAGCAATGTAACGGTAAGCAGCACGACGGCCGCATCGAACTGGGCTGCATTTTCGTGCATCACGCTGATCGCCAACGACATCGCGAAGTTGCCGCCGGGCGTGATGCAGTATGATCAGGCAGCGAAAATATTCCGGCCGGTCACCAAGCGTCGGGTGCTGGACATCCCGAACAAGTATCAGATCTGGACGCAATTCATGCGATCCTGGATTTTTTCGCTGCTGACTACCGGCAATACTTATGTGTTGCGCGTTTTGGACAGCAAAGGCTTTGTTGCAGCGCTCTACGTTCTAGATCCGCGCTCGGTGCAGCCGCTCGTCACGCCGTCTGGTGATGTTTATTACAAGCTCGCCACCGACAACTTGAGTGGGATTCAAGAGTCTGTCACGGTTCCTGCTTCGCAGATAATTCACGATCGCATCAACACCTTGTTCCATCCGCTTTGCGGTCTTTCGCCGTTGTTCGCTTCTGGCATTGCAGCGATGCAAGGCTTGGCGATGCAGGAAAACTCCACGAAGTTTTTCCAGAACATGTCGCGCCCCGGCGGCATTCTGACTGCGCCCGGCACGATCTCAGATCAAAGTGCCGCAGCGCTGAAAGCCTATTGGGAAGAGAATTTTTCTGGCGAGTCGGCTGGCAAGGTTGCCGTGGTCGGCGATGGGTTGAAGTATGAAGCACTTTCTGTAACGGCTGCGGATTCGCAACTCATCGAGCAATTGAAGTTCTCTGGTGAGATGATTTGCGCCACGTTCCATGTGCCGCCCTACAAGCTAGGGCTCGGGCAAATGCCGACCGTCAACAATGTGGCCGCGCTGAATCAGCAATATTACGATCAGTGCTTGCATCCAATCGTTGAGTCGGCTGAACGATTGCTGGACATTGGATTGGATATTTCCTTTCCAGATCAGATCTGGTTCGACACGGCCGAGTTGTTACGCATGGACCCCACCGCACGTTGGGAAGCGCACACGAAGAAGATCAGCTCTGGTGCCGTCAAGCCGAATGAGGTTCGGCGTGAAGAAAATCTGGAGCCAGTCGAGGGCGGCGACACTCCGTATCTGCAGCAGCAGAACTACTCGCTGGCAGAGTTGGCGCAACGCGCGGATGCAGCGAAGAAGAAAGCGGATCAGGACGAATTGGTAGATGTTCAAAGTCAGGCGATGAACGGAGCGCAGGTTGCTTCGCTGTTGTCGCTCGTCACTGCTGCAGCCAATGGCGAAATCCCTGTGGACTCTGCGAAGGCTTCGATCGGGGCAGCTTACCCCAATCTTACGGAAGCGCAGATCAATGGCATCGTTGCACCGTTGGCGAATTTTGAGCCGACTCCTGCCCCGGCTCCTGCGCCTTCGACGCCTCCTGCCGCTGAGGCGGATGATCCGGAAGATCCGGAAGATACCTCTGCAGAAGAGGAAGATGCCGCAGCCAAGGAACTTGAAGAATTCATGGGCAAGTTCTTGCCCGAGCTGGAAGAAGAGAGAGTTGCCGTATGACAACCAAGTTTGCGCTCCTGCTGGATCAATTCGGCAAGGCAATTCTCGAATCTATTCGGCATTTGAAAGCCGGGTTCGAAAAGCGCATGTCGGCCACCGATGAAGCCATCAAGGCTTTACGTCAAGAGTTCATCGAGAAGAGCTCGTCGCAAACAATCGAAAAGCTCAGCATAAAGGTAGAGGCTTCCGAGCTGCAAGAAGCAATCAGCAAGGCGGCACAGCAGATTGCCGTTGAGCTGAAGGAGTTACACTCCTCGAATATGGCTCAGTTTGAAGACCGGGTGAAAGCATTCAATGAGGTTGCTTGCGCGCGGGAGGCCGCAGCGAATGAAGCGCTCGGACAGGTCAAGCTCCTTGCGCAGGACCGTTCTCGTCCGGTTGAAGAGATAGTTCGTGGCGTCGTGGATTCGCTACGCGCGGATCACTCGATGGACGAAGCTCGCGTCAAGGAACTGATTGCTGACGCGACGAAGCAGTTGCAGCCTTTGCTGGATGTGGCCTCACTCGCGAAGAGTGTCGCCGAGCTTCTGCCGTCCGTTCAGGATGTTGCTGATGCAGCAGCGCTGAAGGTTGTCCCTGCGCCTGCACCGGATCTGTCTGAATTTGTCAAGGCGGATCGATTGGCGGAGGTTGTTCGTGGGCTTGTTCCTGCTCCAGCCGAGCCGATCGAAATCAGCGCTGTTGCTGAGCAGGTAGTCAGGATGTTGCCTGTCGCTCCGGCAGCAGAAGAACTGGCTGCAGCAGCAGCGAGGCTCGTGGAAGTTCCGGACACTTCAAAGTTTGTCACGATTGATGCCGTGCAGGATTGCGTTGAGAAGCGGCTGCCGATTTGTCCTTCTGTTGAGGAGATCGCACAAAAGGCCGTTGCACTCTTGCCCGCAGCACCTTCCGTGGAGGAGCTTGCTCGTGAGGTAGCCAAGACAATTGTCGCGCCGGATCTGTCTTCTTTCGCAACGATTGCTGCTGTGCACAAATTGCTCGATGAGCACAGCGCTGTGGTGCCTGTCGAGTTGGACTTGGAAGACATCGCCAACAAGGTTAGCAAGTTGCTCCCAACGCTCCCGTCTGCAAAGGACATCGCTGCAGAAGCTGCCGGAATGGTTGTGTTTCCGGCACCGCCAGACGTTTCGCAATTCGTCACAGCAAAGCAGGCGCAAGAACTTATTGCCGAAGATCGTCAACGGTTCGCAACCGATCCGGTTGACCCGAATTCCATCGCGAAGCAGGTCGTGACGATGTTGCCTGAGGTTCCTTCGCTTGAGTCGGTCGCGAAAGCTGCAGCGGCATTGATCCCTGCGCCGAAGGACGGCAGGTCTTTCACCACGGACGAAATTCAAGAGCTGATTGTGAAGGCGCTTGCCGGAGTGAAAATGCCGACAGCGCAGGACGTTTCTGAGTTGCTTGAAACGACTCACATAGCGAAGTGGGAGCTCGACTTCGAGCGTCGTGCGCAAGCCGCGCTGCAAAGTGTTGTCGATCGTATTCCAGAAGCCAAAGACGGAATTGACGGCATGGGCTTTGATGACCAGTTTGTCGAATATGACGGTGAGCGCACCTTTACGTTTGTTCTGGCCCGTGGTGAGCGACGCAAGTCATTCTCGTTCAAGATTCCGGCGATGATCTATCGCGGCATCTTCAATGAAAACGCCGCCTATGAGCGTGGAGATGTGGCGACCTGGGCAGGATCATCTTGGATCGCGCTGAAGGCTGCGCCTCAAGGCAAGCCAGGTCAGTCTGGCGACTGGCAGCTGATCGTCAAAAAGGGTAGGGATGGATCGCTCAAGTAACAAACTCTCCGCCGTTGCGTGGCTCAACGAACGCACGAAGATCGCCGGCAGAAAGGAAGCGCTCGTGGCCGGGTTGGAGGCGTGCGGATTCGCCGTGCGGCAGGGAACTCCCGGGAAAGCCGAAGGCGTTTTCGTGACGTGGAATCGGTCCGGCCCGGCGGAAGCGAGCGCGCAGATTTTTGAACGCGCAAAGCTTCCGGTGATTGTGATTGAGAATTCAAGCTGGAGCGGGATGGTGCCGGGCCATTGGCTGCATTTCACGCGCAATCGGCACAACACCGCAGGTCTTTTCCCCATCGGTTCAGATTCAAGGTGGGACAGTCTGAATGTCGAGCTTTCGAGCTGGCGCGAAGACAATGGGGAGACCGTAGCGCTGGCCCAGCGTGGGATTGGATCGCCTCCCACGGCCATGCCCAAAGACTGGCCAGCGCGCCAAGCCGTTCGTGTCCGCCGTCATCCTGGTCGGGGCGCGTCGCTTGAGGATCTTCGAAAAGACCTCTCGCGCTGTTCGCGGGTGGTGACTTGGGGTTCTTGCGCCGCCATTCATGCACTCTCATGGGGAATCCGCGTGAAGTCTGAGATGCCCAATTGGATCGGCGAGCAGGACAACACCGATGCGGGCCGATTGAATATGTTCAGACGTCTTGCATGGGCACAATGGCGCTTGGAAGAGATCGCTTCGGGGGAGGCATTCAAGTGGATGCTTCAATGAAGCAGTTTTGTTCAATGTTTGTGCGGCAGGCGAAGGGCAAAGTGCTGATTGTTGGCAGCGCCATCAAGCCCGGTCGCGAAGATCGGCGCAAGCAGCACAAGGACGCTGTTGGGGTGGATTTGGAGCCGGGAGAGGGCGTGGACATTGTCCATGACATGGTCGAACCGCTGCCTGCAGAGCTGCAGGGAGCTTTCGGTCATGCAGAGTGCACTTCCGTGATTGAGCATTGCAAGAAGCCGTGGAAGCTTGCAGAGAACTTGGAAAGTGCGCTGCGGATCGGCGGAACCATACTTGTTTCTGCGCCGTTCGTTTGGCGTGAGCATGCTTATCCGGCGGACTATTATCGATTCACCGCAGCAGGCATCAAGGAGCTGTTCCCCCGCATTGAGTGGCATGAGCTGATTTATATTGGAGCTGCGACGTCGCGTCGCGCCAACGCAGCGCTTGCCGGTTTTCGTCGTGGCGGGACTGGTCATCCTTTCCTGGGGCGCTGCGAAATTTATGGATTCGGCACGAGGATTTCGTGAACATCCTTTTCACTGGCAAGCCGAACAAAGGCAGTTGGCAGATACGCGCGGTACAGATGGCCGATGGGTTGGGAGCTTGCATTCCATTTGCGACGGTCAAGCAATGTCGCAAGGCTGATTTCATTATTGCGGTGAAACGCGTTCCAGAAGAAGTGCTGCAAGCGATTCGCGACAGTGGAAGGCCTTGGGCTTGGGATGTTGTCGATCCGTATCCGCAGCCGGAGTGCTCCGCTTGGAGCCGGGAACAAGCGATTCACTGGATGCGATTGAAGCTTCGAGCGATGAAGCCGACTGTGGCTGTGTGGGCGACGCAATCAATGCAGCAAGACATTGAAGCGGATGGCGTGGTGATTCCGCATCATAGTCGCCCGGGCATCGCAGTTAATCCGATACGCGAAGAGCTGCGAGTGGTTGGGTATGATGGAGCGCCGGCTTACTTGGACCATTGGGCGCCGGCGCTGAGTGCTGCTGCCAAGCGTGTTGGCGCCACGTTCGTCGATAGAGTCGGGTCTTTGGCGCAATGCGATGTTGTCGTGGCGTTGCGCGGTGGGCGAGCAGATTGCTATGTGACCAGACACTGGAAGTCCAACGTGAAGCTGGCGAATGCGCATGGATCTGGAACTCCTTTCATTGGGCAGCCTGACTCTGGCTACATGGAGACTGCAGCTGGAGGAGAATGTTGGGTGCAATCGCCAGACCAATTGGACTCTGCACTTGCATCGCTTCTCTCGAAGGTTGAGAGGGAGAGGATTTCGAAGGAGTTTCTCTCCAAAGCAATCTCATTGCGATCGTGCCAAGATCTTTGGCGACGCGTCGCGATGGAGGCGGCGTGAGAGTGCATCTGGTTCCAAGACACGGCGCTCGGCCAAAAGTGCAGGCTATGGAAGCTGCACTGATGAAGTCGTGTCCGTTTCCTGTGAAGAAGGTGGATTATCCAGTCCATTCGTCTGATGTGATTTTGCTGATGTATGGAGCTGGATCACTGGAACGAACAGCGATGATGAAATCGCATATTGCTGCGGGCGGCAAAGTCATTTGTTTCGATCGTGGATACTTTGGGCGAAGCGAAGTTGTCGAAGATGAGCATTACAGATTTTCCATTAATGAACTGCACGTCAGTCCAGCGCACATCGAATCCACTGCAGAAGACCCTTCTCGAATGGAACGATTCGGATTGACTCTT